TGAACAGTTCGGGGGAGGGAAGTTTCGCTATGTCGCATACACGGACTGACCCCGCGACCCTGCGCGCCCTCGCCGCCTGCGTGGTGTATCACTTCCTCATCGCACTCAGTGCGGTCCTAGTGTTTCCGGCGATGCTTGGGGTTGTTGACGCGTGGTTCTGGGTTGTCTTTGATACCACGGTGACCTCGATCAACTGGCCGTTGCCAAGCAAGCTGGGTTCAGCATTGGCTTCGACTGTTCTGGGTTTGCTCGTGTTGTACATTGCAACAACGGAGTTTGGTGATGACTGAACAGTGCTGCGAGACGTGCCGGTGGGCCGACGATTGGCGGGAAAGCCTTTTCATCGGGAGATCGAAAGAAGGGTCCTGTGTGTGGGCGCGGGATAACATGCCTCAGCCACACTCTGGCTTCAACAACGTGCTGTATATACACCCTGAATACGGCAAAAAGTGCAAGAAGTGGGTACCTCGCGATGACCAAGCCAACACCAACCCTCCCTGACGGTCAACCGATCAATTGTTGTGAGCTTCCAACTCAGCTTGATAAACAGGAAGCTCAGATCTACACCATTCTACGGACGGCGCATTGTGCGCTGAAACACCAGTCGCACGACTGTTCCGGCAGACTAACGATTGACCGAAACGGTATCACACTATCGTGTCCGTTGTGTGGTGACGCCAGGAGTGTTTATCCGACATGACCCTAGTCCGCCGCCGCAAGGCTTGGTCAGTCTACGTCAGAGGGTTGGTTGGTTCTGACGTTTACTTTGGTCCATCGGCAGGTGTTGTTCGTTACAGTGCCTGGCTGAACATGGATGGGGTCGTTCAATCTATCATTGACATACGTGTCCTTCGTAACCCGACACGTGATGTTTTCCTACCTATTCGCCACGAGCTTGCGGACAAATTGACCGAAGAAGAAACAAGCTGTTTGCTCCATGCTTGGGGTGCAGATCAGGGCGACCCGTTCAAAGCTGGATACCGAACCTATTTCTACACCGACACTGACGATGAACGTTGTGTTTCGTTGGTCAACCATGGGTTGATGACCCGCGATCGGCTGTTGCCTGCTAGCAAAGACATGACCTACTTCACCATGACGAAGCTGGGAATAGAGGTTGCACAGTCTCTCGTCCTACTCTACCCAACGTGGATGACGAAACCAAGGAAGCGAAAGAATGATCAACGATCCAGGAGTGGTGTTCGAATACTTAGGAGGAATGGCCCCAGTCCAGGCTGAGGGGACGGTGGATGGTCAGCCGTTCTACTTTCGTTCACGAGGCGCTAAGTGGTCGATGGGGATCGGTGAGGAACCGGTTTTGGCACCTGACTGGGAGCACACAGAACCTTTCGGTGAGTGGCCGGACGCTGGCTACATAACCAAAGAGCAAGCACTGGAGTTTATCGAGAAGAGCGTCAAGCTTTATCGTGAACAACGGGGATAATCAGAATGATCGGACCAGACGGGATCACAGCCGCCAAAGCACTGGCCGACAAGATTGTAGCCGGTGACTACTCATTTGTCACACGACACATTGTCCACGTGAACATCGCACGGACCATGGGTTGGCGACAGGTTGCCAAAGGATGGGTGAACCCTCACTCCGGAGCCTTCCACAAAGTTGCTCCGGAGTTTCTCTACGATCTGCAGCATGCTGACAGCCTGTTCAATCCCTTGCGGGACAGGGGGTGGGCGTTCAACATGACCGTGGAGCGGAGCGGTAGAACGTCTATCCAAGCAGCCAAGCGTCAATGCTTTGTTGAGGTCACGGCACCCGAAGAGCGAAGAGCCAGAATCGCATTAGCCATTCTGGCACTGGTCGATGAAACCGAACTAGCGAACGAGGGAGCATGAGTCACCCACGCTGTCTACCCCCGGCTGAGCATCTGGACAAACCGTGGCACTGGCTGAAGCATTGGTCTACCGGCCTCCATGCTGCCCGATGGCTCTACCAAGTTGACTGGCTAAACCCCGAGCTTTGGGCGATGACCGGTCGACTGGTCAGGTCCGACGCCGCTGCTTCACAAGGATACAGCTACCATTCTCCGGCGGACCCACTGGACGCACAGGTCCGGGGGTTTCTTGAGGAGGAGAACTCTCGGCTTCGCAAGGCGCTGGAAACGATTGCCAGAGCCAAGGCTGCCAAGAACCAAGAGCTACGGAAAATTGCCCGTGACGCGGCGGTCTACCCTGCTGTCAGCTTCTACACTGAAAAATGACCCCGCGCCGAACCTTCAGCCGTTGCCTACGGGTTAACCCTTACCGCCAGCCCGTTTTAACGACCGCTACAGCCCCCCTAGCTAGGGCGCGCGTAGGCTATAACCCCCTAGCGGCGCCTCAGCCTAGCAGCGGCCTGCGGGGCGGAACCGGTAATTACGCCAAAGATTGGTCTTTTACGCCAAAAGCCTTGAGCCTAGAGTTATCCGGTCAATGTCTACCGCCAGGAGATACCTATGAACGTGATCGATCGTAACCGTCTGGAGCAACGGCTTCGGGAAGAAGAGCAGAACCTGCGCTACATCATTGATGGGGCCACAGCTTTTCGGATCATCCTGAACACCGTTCCGGTTGACCATGCCTATGCTCAGGGCGACTACGACTACGAGACCCTCGTCGCGCAGGTGAACGCTCTGACCAACGTCGACGTAAAAGCGATGATGAGCAAGATCCGTGAACAGCTGACCGAGGAGCTTGAGTCGTGAGCAACGGTCCAGGCTATCCTCGCGGCATCGCCGGTGTCCAGCACCATCCGATCAACAATATGTCACGGATGCCGTTCACTCCGGATTGTCATCGCTTCTGGTTCGCCCCGTGGTTCCTGATAGAGCATGACAAGAAGTTCTACATCGGTGGTGCAGGTGAACCACCACCGGGTGCTCTCGGAACGTCGGTTTTCAACACCCGAGAAGAGGCCGAGAACGTTATTCGGATGATCAACCGCGCCTACTCGCGTGGACATAACGACGCTCAAGGCAAGTTCCGCGAAGCGTTGGGTTTCGTCTGATGAAGCCTCCGTCAGTCCTTCAGATCAAGTGCCTCCAGCGGATCATGGACCACCAAGGGTTCATCCAGTATTTTCGCCAGGGACCACAGAAGTTCGTGTGGTTCTTCGGTGAGCTTGAAGAAGGACGGCGGGAAGACGGTCGCAACATCATTGCGTTGATCGAGCGTAAATGGTTGGCGAAACGTTCTGGGACCACCGGACCTCGGTTCTACATCACACTGACTGGTCGTGCTGCTTTGATCAAGCACGCCTCCAAACTGTTGGAGCCTGATGATGCTGACCGCCGACGCCGAAATGCAAAAAGCAATACGAGCGATGCAGGAACAGCTCCTGATCGTTCTGATCCAGATGATGGGTGGGGAGATATCGATCTCTACATCTGAGGTCGACGAAGTCCCCAGGGGCAAGGTTCTGATGATGACGGTGGACGCCGACAAGAAGGTGTTTCACTTCTCAGTGGCGTCAGTCACATGATCCCGTTCATCATCCGTTGCGTTCGTGTCGTCCACCCGACCTTCCACAAGGTCCGGCCGCGCATTCGTCACGGCTATACCTGGGCTCGGCCCCGACGCCTGAGCGTCGCTGCAAAGGTCGGCGTGGGCCTGATTGCAGTGACCCCCGTCACTCTCACGTGTGTCGTTGTGAAATATGACCCTCTCGGCACGCTGCATCAGCCACCACCCGAATACTATCACCCACCGATCCCCCAAACCACACCCCCGGTTGGTTCGGAGATTGTCCCTGGGTCCGGGGGTGTAGTGAACGTGCCAGAGCCGTGGACGCTACCACTGTTGGCGTCTGGCATTGGTCTCGTTTTGCTCTGGAGGAAACGATGATCCTTGGTCTCGTATTATCGATGATGATCTGGATGATCACTGTCCAGTTCTGGATTGATGGCTTCGCCGGTGGTGTGTCGATGGTGGTTGTCGCGATCCTCGGCGTCTTTGTCGGTTCGTATCCGTATCAACTGAAGTAGGTCCGTCATGTGGGTAGTTGTGAAAATCATGTTGGGACTCATGGCAGGAGTCTTTCTTGTCACCACTGGGTTCATCATCAATGTGGACACCGGTTTCTTGTCTCTTGCTTCCGTTGGATGCGGTATGAGTCTCAGCAAGGCTTTGAGTGAGATTGACTAGCGCCAGAGTTTCCGCTATTCCACCAAGAGGATCTAGGTTACACTAGGATTGCTTAGGTAATTCAACGAGTTAAACCAAAATCCTCGCTTTCGCCAAGCCTTGGAACGGCTTAAAGTATAAGACCCAAAAGGAACTCCGCCATGTCGCAGTCGATGGAAGATCTTTTTTCCAGTGACGCTGAAGCCAACCGAATAACGGCCGATGCCGTCAACCCCAACAGCCCGATGGCAAAGATCGTCGCCAAGGCTGAAGAACTTGTGAAGCTGGACGATATGGTTGAGCGAGCCTCGGCCCTTCTGGACCGGCTCACGTCTCGCCGCCATCAGCTCGCCACTCGTGTTCTGCCCGAGATGTTTGATCAGGCTCAGACCGACATTGTCGGTATCCCTGGTGCCAGCGTCGACATTGTCGTGCAGAACTATTACCATGCCAGCATCAAAGCCGATTGGGCTGAAGATGACAAGGCGAAAGCCTTTGCCCATCTGGAAGCGCTCGGTGGTGGCGATCTGATCAAGTCCGAGCTTTCCATTTCGTTCCCGAAAGAGGACGTGGACAAGGCTCACAAGCTGACCGAGCTGGTCAACTCCTGGCTGCAGAAGCACGGTGTTGACGCAGCCACCAGCCTGGACATGTCCGTCAATTGGCGTAGTCTCACGACGTTCGTCAAAGACGTTGTTGAAACACCGATCGATCCGCACGCACCAGAAACCAACAAACCCAAGATCGAGCTGGGTCTTCTCGGGGCGTTTGTTGGTCGTGTCTGCAAGGTCGTTAAGCGGAAGCCTCCGAAGATGAAGAAAACTCGGAAGGGCAAGCCCGCGTGAACGCAGTCGTCTTCGAGCCAACCCACTTTTGGCCGATCACTGCTGTTGTTATCGTTCTCGCCATCGTGTGGGGGATCATTCCTGACAACACCTTGCGATTTGCGATAACCATTTTCTTTCTGTTGGTCATGTATCAAATGGGGGTGAACAGCCAATCCAGATCCACGTCCGTGTATCCACCAAGCATCCATAGGTGAAATGATGGCCGATCCAACTCCTAGTCAGCAACTGAAAGATGCCGCTGACGCTGTCACGTTGGCTCGTACCAACTTGGCAGCTGCCGTGCAAGCAGCTCGTGCTACCAACACCGCAAGGGCTGATGCCCAGACCGCCCTGGACAATGCGTTGACCAAGTTTCAGGAATGCTCAGCGAAGTTCACACAGTAACCAAGGAAACTATCATGGCAAAGAAACACGAAGAGACGACAGCCGTGCAGACCGAAGCACCGCCTGCCCCGCAGGGCATTCAGGTGATCGGCTCCAACGCGATGATCCCGATGGACCTCGCGGATGACATGGAGCAGTATGCTGGTGCCGGCACCAGCGACCGCCGCGAAGAGAACGTCATTCCGTTTCTTCGTGTCCTGCAGAAGACCTCTCCTCAGGTCAACAAGAAGGACCCGGCATACGTTGAAGGCGCCGAGCCGGGTCTGCTGTACAACACGGCCAGCCGTCGGTTGATCAAGGCTGAAGACCCTGGCACCGGTCCTTTGGCGTTGCAGGCTCATGCCGATATGTACGAGGTCGAGTGGATCCCTCGTGCAGCCGGCGGTGGGTTTGTCGCGCAGCATCCGATCGACACCCCTCTGCTGAAGGAGGTCATGGAGGTCCCCAACCCTCAGGACCCCACCGGTAAACGCACGATCCGCATGCTGCCGAATGGCCACCAGCTGGTGACGACCGCCTATCACTATCTGGTGATGGTCGATACGCTCGAGGCTGTCGTTCTCGGCCTGTCGTCGACGGGTCTGCAGACGCACCGAGCCTGGAACACGATGCTGCGGAACAAGAAGCTCCGCGGCCGCAACGGTCTGATCATCGCACCATCGTTCGCCACGGTGGTTCGCCTCCGCACGTTCTGGCAGCAGAACGAGCGCGGCGACTGGTATTCGCTGGCCGTCGAGGACGAGGGTTTCGTCACGGCGGAACAACGCGATGCGTATGAAGAAGCAAAGAAGTTCTTCAACCTGGCCATGGCCGGCGAGTTGAAGGCCGCGACTCCGCCCGATGACGACGCCGCCACCACGATCAACGGGTCGGCCGAGGACCCTGGCGAGGGCGACGACAGCCCGCTCTGAGCAACGACGGGGAGGGTCTTAGGACCCTCCCGATTTGCTTAAGAGGGGGAGTGTGTGGGTCCGTCAATCGCAGAACGATTCTGGCGGTTATTTGCCGGAGCGGCAAGATCGCATGGAACATACGGGACCGAAGAGACAGGTAGCGGTCCTAAGAAAGAAATCAAGAAGACCGCCCGAACACTGCGGGAGCCTGTCACACGAGAGTTATGGGAAAAGCACCTAGACGGTAGTCGCCCGTTGGGTATCGTCCCGATCCGTGAAGACGGAACCTGTATGTGGGGTGGTGTCGATGTTGACGTATATGACATTGACCCGGCTGATCTTGTAAAAGTCCTTCTTGATGCTCGCATACCGGCTTTCGTTTGTAGAACGAAAAGCGGTGGTGCTCATATCTACATCTTTTTCAAGGAGCCTATACCAGCCTCGGTAGTGATCGGCCGGCTACGTGAGCTTGCGGCGCTGATCGGTCACGGGTCTTCAGAGATATTCCCCAAACAGGAAGCAGTTCTGATAGACCGAGGCGATCTTGGGTCCTGGCTGAACATGCCGTATTATGGTGGCGACAAGACCAACAGGTATGCGGTTCGGGCTGACGGGCGGGGCATGTCCGTAGAGAGCTTTATAGAGGCCGCTGAGGGTGCCAGACTTACCCAGGCACAACTGGAGGCGTTAGTCCTCCGACGCCGCATAGACGACTTTGCAGCCGGTCCTCCATGCCTTGAGATGCTGGCCGGTATAGGGTTCCCGCCTGGGACCCGCAACAACGGTCTACTGAACCTCGGCGTTCTTGCCAAGAAAATGCGGCCCGACGGGTGGGAGCAGTTACTTGAGGAATGGAACCAAAAGTATATCACGCCACCGCTGGCAGCGGCGGAGGTCAGTTCATGTGTTCGTGGACTACGCCGGAAAGACTACAACTATCGCTGCCGCGATCAGCCCATCGTCTCTTGTTGTAATGTTGCAATATGTAGAACCAGGCCCCATGGGGTTGGTAGTGGCGGAGAAGCCACTCTCCTTGAGAGCGTATCCATCCTCGAGACGGACCCTCCTGTCTTCTTCGTCGTTCTTAAGACAGGCGGGACGGTTGAGGTCTCTGCTGGACAACTTATGTCCTCCCACGAGTTTCAGCTTGCGACTCTGATACAGCTGCGACAGGTCATACCCGAATACCCCCGGCAGACCTGGACCCGGAGTGTTCAGGAGATCGTGGAGTCAGCTACAACAATCGAGGCACCCAAGGAGTCGGGCATCCGGGGTAAGTTTGGGGAAGTCTTGGAGCAGTTTCTCACTGACCGTCACAAGGCTGAAACGAAAGATGAGATACTGTTAGGTAAACCGTGGCATGACGAAGAGGCACGACTGGTGTATTTCAGGCTCCGTGACCTGGAACAAGCGCTCGACCGGGCCAAGTTTTCTACTGGTGAGCGTGGTGGATCGTTACGCACATGGATGACGAGCCGTATCCGTGAACTTGGCGGTGATACCCAGCAATTTTGGGTTAAAGGCAAGAACATCAACGTGTGGATACTGAAAAGCGATATGTTCTCTTGGGAGCAGGTCCGTCATGATCTGAGACAACACGACGAGAGTCCGTTGTAGGAGAAGACTGATGACTAGGTTTGGTCCTTCGTGGTCTGATGAAGAAATAGCCACCCTCCGTGAATGCGTGAGGGATGGTCTGGACTATCGGCAGACCGGGGCGAAAATCCCAACCCGTTCACTGGATGCTGTGCGAGCCATCGCTCGGGCACTGAACTTAAAGTTTGGTGTGATGAGGCGTGGCCCACACCGCCATAACTGGTCTAAACGAGAACTGAAGATCGTTTCAGATTACGTCAGACACAACGGATCGCTAGAAGAGCATGCCTACAGCGGTTTGGTTCCCCATCGTTCACCCGAAGAGATTTACGCCAGGATCAGGAGAGCTATCCTCATGAGAGAACAAGTTGGCAACAAAGGCAAGTGGAGCAAAGAAGAGCTTGCGATTGTCTCAAACTACGTGAGCCAAGGCGGGACTGACCAAGGTACAGGGTATTACACGCTGGTGCCTGGTCGGTCCCATGTCGAAATCTACGCCAAGATCCGGCGAATGATGAACCGCCGGACGCCAACCAACGTCGCGAAAACAGCGGCACGTGAACAGATTCCGTGCATCACTTGCAGAATGCCATTCTTCACCAAAGACCGCAAGAAAAACCGTATGTGCGACTCTTGTCGTAAGTCGGCGAACGGTGGTGGAGGTTTTGACGACAGCCATTCCTACAGTCATTTCGGAGACGACTGATGATCAGTCTTTACATTGACACCGAATCGTCCGATTACGTCATCAACGGAACATCGTTGACTGACCCTGGGCAGCCATTGATCTGTCAAGTAGCGGCGGTCCTCAGCTATACTCAGGGCCGAGTGATATCCACGTTGTCGGCGATTATCAGCCAAACAAAGTGGGTCGGGATCAGAAAGAATTTGATCACCGAACGGTGCACGGCCAAACACGGAGTCACAGACGAGATGTGTGAAAGGTTCGGTGAAGCTCCTGACACCATCTTGCACATGCTCAGTCGTTGGGTTGGTTATGCTGACCGAGTGGTGGCCCACAACATTCAATTCGACATCGGTATGATCGAGCGAGCCTGCAACCAGCAGCAACTGCCTCCGCCGGTGTGGCCTGAAGAATACTGCACCATGATCAACGCCGCCAAGGTCATGAAGATACCGTCCGGAGGCAGCCACACGATCGACGGATACAAGGCTCCGAAACTGACGGAGGCGTATCAGTTCTTCACCAAGAAGCCGCTCGTCAACAACCACGATGCATTGGCAGACGTATATGCATGCCGATATGTGCATCGTGGCATCCTAAAAACTCTCAATCCGCCAGAGGAGCCGAAATGAGCACGGTCATATATCTGACATGTGACACACCGGGAAACCGACGGTCGTTAGAGTGTGTGGGGAATAACGGTCCCAACATCGTCGCCAACGGGTCAGCCCGTGAGGTCAGGCACGCCTATACTACCCTGACCAACACCGCCCTACACAACGGCTGGCGACGGAAGCAGTGGCGCTGGTTGTGTCCGCAGTGTGTGAAAGGGAACCGATCGTGAATTGGGAAATCATCCTCGGTCCGCCTGGAACCGGTAAGACCACCAAACTCATCGAGATCCTCCGACAAGAGCTCGCCCGTGGAACACCCCCGGACCGTATCGGGTTTGTCACGTTCACACGTAAGGCAGCAGCCGAAGCTCTGGACCGGGTCAAAGAAGAATTTGGGCTAGAGTCAGGAGACTTCCCACACTTCAGAACGTTGCATTCTCTCTGCATGCGTTTCGGAGGACTGGCCGGGGGTAACATCCTGCAAGGACCCAAGGTCCGAGAGTTTGCTGACTGGATTGGTGTGAAGATCACTGGTCGGTTGTCCGTTGACGGTGTTTGGTCGGGCTATGAGATTGGCGACCGGATGATGTTCATGGACGGCGTGGCCCGTATCAGACGAATACCACTCCGGAAGTTGTACGAGCAAGATCACGATGAACTGGATTGGGCCGTGCTTGAACGGTTCAGTCGTGGTCTGGAAGAATACAAGAAGACCCACCATCTCTACGATTTCACTGACATGCTTGAGCTGTTTGTGAAGCGCGGAGCTCGGCCCAACATCGAAGTTCTGTTGGTGGATGAGGCACAGGACCTGAGCATCCTCCAGTGGGATGTTGTCCGTGAACTCGCCACAAACTGTCGGCGAGTGGTGGTGGCCGGCGATGATGACCAGGCTATCTTCATCTGGGCGGGGGCCGATGTTGACACGTTGATCGATCTGCCCGGCGACGTGACCGTCCTTGGCCAATCATGGCGTGTGCCGAAACGGGTTCAAGCAATGGCTAACGACATCATCGGCCGCGTCCACCGACGACGTGACAAGAAATGGAACCCACGCGAGGAGGATGGGATCGTCCGTCATCTCGCCAACATCGATGAAGTTGATCTGAGCGGCGACAGTATCATGATACTCGCCCGCAACCGTCATCAACTAGACCCGGTAGAGCGGTCATTGCGGGCCGCAGGGGTCCTCTACGAGCGTGAGGGGAACCCCTCGGTAAGTAGGGCGACCCTAGACCGTATCGTGACCTGGGAACGACTGCGGCGGGGCGAGAAGCAACGGGCGAAAGACGTCGTTGCAGCCTACGAGCTGTTTTCAGTCGGCGTTGGTGTCGCACGCGGCCACAAGAAACTGCCGTTTTACCAGCCCGAGGATATGGTCGGGATGGATGATTTGATGAACAACGGTGGTTTGTTGCGAAACGAAGTTTGGCACGTGTCCATGGACAAGATCACTCTTGAAGACCGAGTGTATCTCATGCGGTGCCGGCGCAACAAAGAGCGACTGACGATCGAGCCTAGGATCAAGCTGTCAACGATCCATGGCAGCAAAGGCGGTCAGGCTGATCGTGTTGCTCTAATGACCGATATGGCACCGAGAACTTGGCGTGAAGCCCACACCGACCCCGACGCCGAAGCTCGTGTGTTCTACGTTGGAGCAACACGGGCAAAGCAGGAGCTTTGCGTGATTGCGCCAACAACACCGAGGCACTACCCAATTTGATCGTGTGAATGACTAGAAAAAAACATCGAATATCGCCAAAGATAGTTCTTTTCAGCGTTATCCTATAGGACTACAATCACTGTATGGCATGTGTAGCAATCACTAAGGGCGGTATCGGTGTTCCCTACGTCTTCCAGACGAAAGAGGAAGCCTTTGTCCATCCCCTCATCCAATACGGCGATCCAATCTTTGGTGACCCTGACGAGGTTTTTGAGGCATACGCCAGATTCGAGTGGGCGGTCATCATGAAGATCGCTGGGGTGGAGGCCAACCATATCCTCGATGCCCTGGACACGTTGACCCCTGTCGAGGAGAGATCCGCTCGACGTGGGATGTTGCCACGGATCTGGGATGGGTTGTTCAAGAAAGCTCAGCCACTCCCTACTGACTTTGATGCCCTGTGTTCACTGATCGCGAATGATCGCGGCCAAATGGAGAAGAGACGAATGACTGTGGAAGCGACGACTGGTGCGGCCATGACGGCCGAGGAGAAGGCTGCGGCGAAGGCCCAGGCCATGGCCGAGAAGACGAAGGCCAAGGCGGCGGCGGCCGAGGCGAGGGCCAAGGAGAAGGCCGAGAAGGCTGCGGCGAAGGAAGCGGCGAAGGCATCGAAGACGAGCGGCGACGGTGCGGTCAAGACGACCGTGACCGGTGGTCTGAACCCGAAGACCGTGATCACCTACGCTGTCGTCAACGGCAAGCCGTTCGGCGCCGACAACAACCCGTATCGTCCGAACACCGGACGTTCGGATCGTTTCCTGGCCATCCTGGACGGCAAGACGGTGGAGGAGAATCTGAAGGTCGAGGTTCTGTCTCCGGGTTCGATCAAGGCGATGGCGGAACGTGGCCATATCATCCTGACCCCGCCGGCTGCGACCGCGACCGCGGACGCCCCGACCGAGGAAGCCGCTGCGGCGGTCGAGGAGGATCTGGACGCCTGACCCTGACGTTGCGTTGATCGGCTGGAGAACCCGTCGTGTGCCAGACACGGCGGGTTTTTCATAGGAGAGAAAAATGACCGATGGCGTCTACAGGTTCTTCGCCTTTGCACGGGAACGCCACAATATCTATCTGAGCCGACAGGCCGGAAAGTCGTGGCCGTGGTCCGAGAACGAGTATTTCAACACCTACAAGTTCACGAATGTGTTCCGTGAACTGGACAAGACGACCGATTGGTTCAGACGAAACGTTCGCGAGAAGTTGGACGGCACGCCTGAAGTTTTCATGGCGACGACACTGTTCCGCTGGTTCAATCGGATAGAGATCGGGGAAGTGATCTTCAACCAACCCGATCTTCTCACGAAGCTGACACCGTGGGAGCACTTCATCGCGAAGAACGGAGACACGTCCGCGATCAAGTCGGCGCTGGAGATCACCTACCCCGAGGGTCCTTACGTGACCGGTGCGTATATGCTCCGCAGCACCGACGGAATGAAGAAGCTGGACGGGATCCTGTTCAGTGTCCGCGCGTTCTATCTCCGCCCTTGGCGTGAGTTGGCCGAGAGTTACATCACTTACCCACACATCCGCTCAGTTCAACATCTCAGCGAGTGGATCGAGTGTTCCCCCGGACAGGGCGGCTTCACTGCATACGAAATCGCATGTGACCTGATCTACACTGAGGTTCTCCGCGGAGCCTCCGACATCATGACATGGGCTCACGCTGGTCCGGGGGCGAAGCGGGGTCTGCATCGTGTGCACGGCAGGAGCAATCCGAACGCGATCCCCCGTCGTCAGCACCGCATCAACATTCGTGAAGCAGACAGCGTCCGAGAGATGCAGGAGCTACTGAAATTGTCCCAAGATCCCAAGCACTGGCCGGCTGAATGGCAGAGCTGGGACATGCGGACTGTCGAACATACGCTCTGTGAGTTTGACAAATATGAGCGTGTGAGACTCGGACAGGGGGTGCCGAGAAACCGTTATCACCCGCCGAAGTAACATCTGCCAGGAGGCACATCATGACAATGTCTATCAATATTCCGGTCCGCTCTCGGTGGGACGTGATCGGCAAGCTGATGGTCCAGTTGCCTGATCGATATCTACAGGCGACTACGCTCTTCCCACCGGAAGATCAAGTCGAATTCTACAAGAAAGCCGTCAAGGACTTTCCTGTGAAGATCGTGGCCTGCCCGAACGATATGCTGTTGGCCCGGAAACGGCAGCACATCGGCAACCTGTCCATCGCAGCCGGCGAACCGTATCATCTGCAGATGGACGACGATGTTCGGTTCGAGGTTCGCAAATCGCCCGAGACTCATCAGACCAAGAAGTGTGTGCCTGACGAGGTCGGCGAGATGCTGGACTGGGTCGAAGAGAAACTGAAGACAGGGACCTGGAGTCATGTCGGCGTGTCTCCGCGCTACATGAACAACACCGCGTTCCCGATCGGCGGACCCGAGACCTGCATCCGTGAATGCACCAGGATCATGTGCGTGTTCGGTTGGCGCAACGAAGACTTTGCCCAGATTGACTACGCCCGGAGTATCCTCCGCTCCGACCTCGAGAGCACCCTGCAGAGCCTCCGGAAAGGACGCCCGAACCTTTGCGTCGGCTACTGGTGCCACAGCCAGCTCAGCGGCGCACCGGGCGGGTGCGCTGATTATCGTGACGTGGAGCTGTCTGATCAGGCAGCCTATCGGCTGAAGGAACTTCATCCAGGCCTGGTCTCCATCGTGCAGAAGCACAACAAGACCGGGTTCATGAAGGACCGGCTGGAGGTTCAGATCCATTGGAAGAAGGCTCTCGGCTGGGACGCGAGGAACGCTTGAGAGTCTACTTCCTGGGTTATAGCGACCCGGATCAGCAGGTGGCGAAGGACTACTTCGCCCCTGAACCGCTTCAGTCGGCGGGCAACATTCTCTGGAGTATGGTGCACGAAGAAACCGGTATCTCCATGACTGACTGGAGATCGGGCACTCAACGGAACGTTCTGGATCCGACTATCCGGAAGTTTCCCGACGATGTGGTTTCACGGTCATCGGCCGCGTTCCTCACACCGATGCTGCTGAACCGTATCGTTGTCCTTATCGGGGCGAAAACCGGTGCGGCGATGAACCACCGATATGACCCATTCGTGTGGTCTAAGGAAAAGCCTTGGGTCCTAATCCCGAAGATTTCACTTGAAAGTATGTTCTATCGCAACCCGACCAATCGTGTTGCAACCGGAGCATTTCTTGCACAGGTGATTGAGGAGGCTAAAGCGTTTTCAGCCAGCGCCGACTAGGCTATACTACGTATCTCGCTTATCAGCCAGGAGTAACCATGCGAGTTATCAGTCATCCGAACGTCAACACGGCGTTCTACCACGGAATGATCGTGATCAGCACTGAAGGCGTCCGCGAGGATAGTCGTAATGGTCCAGTCACCGTTCACCCGGAACCGTTCACTACCGTTCTGAACCGTCCGACCGAACGGGTTCTGTTCTCAGCGCATCGTGACGCCAACCCGTTCTTCCATCTGTTCGAATCGTTCTGGATGCTGGGCGGGCAGAACGACCCATCGTTTCTAAACCAATACATCTCCGACTTCGGGTCCAGGTTCGCCGAAGAAGATGATGGTCTGTTGTGGGGAGCTTACGGCCACCGTTGGCGAAATCACTTCGAGATGGACCAGATCGAACGGGCAATCGAACTGCTGGACTATGACCCGACCAGCCGTCGAGCAGTCATTGCGATGTGGGACGCTGACGCCGACCTCGGTGCCAGCAAGAAGGACATCCCCTGCAACACCCACATCTACCTGAGACTCCGGCCCACCGGACCGTTGGTTGGCGACGGAAGTCTCAGTGGGTATCTCTACCATCTGGACATGACCGTCTGCTGTCGCTCGAACGACGCTGTGTGGGGGTTGTTCGGTGCGAACGCGGTTCACTTCTCTGTCTTGATGGAGTATCTGGCCTTTCGGCTGGACGTCGGTGTTGGATCGATGACAACCGTTTCCAACAACGCCCACATCTACGAAGCGACGATGGGGAAGTTCGATCCCGACGAACCGGTCAACGATCTCTACTCCAAGAAGATCGTGTCTACCACCCCGTTGTTCGCAGGTGTCCATCCTGGCGATTTCGACGACGAGTTAAAGCGGTGGCTCCGTGAACCACGTCAACACAGCTATCAGGAAGTTCCTTGGTCGGCACCGATGCCGTTCCAGGACCTTCTCGTCCCGATGGCTCGGCTTCACTGGATGTTCAAGACCTCGGTGAAAATCACCGAGGACGACATCAACAAGGTCGTCCCGACCGACTGGCGGTTCGCTGCCCGACAGTGGCTCAAGAAGCGGGGCAAGATCTGATGAACCCTGATGACATCAGGACTGATCCGCGCCTGGCAGGTCGTGTGGTCCGTTACCACACGTGGCCGCAGGTTGGTCAGCAGACTGTCGCCGAGCACGGCTGGAACGTCGCGCGCATCGTCCTCGCGATTGCGCCTGACGCACCAGGCTACGTGATCAGTCACGCGTTGTTTCATGACGTGGGTGAGATCAAGACTGGTGATCTCCCCTATCCGATCAAGAAAGACAATCCCAGTCTGAAGAAGGTCATGGACGAGTTGGAGATCCACGCCCGGATCGACATGTCCAGCAAATGGTTGCTGTCAACGCCTGAGTCTTTGGATGAACATTGGCGGCGACTGATCAAGCTAGCCGACATGATGGAGATGTTCGAATGGGCAATCGAACAGCTGAATATCGGCAACCGATACGCGAGGCCGGTGTTCGGTGCAGTCATGCCGTTCATCCAAGGCGAGATGATCAGCTGGCCAGACTCCGCCCAACAAGAGCGGATCAAGTTCTACGTCGGCACACGACTTTTCACTCTGGAGGCTCTATGACCAAGACTGTCCCCGAACTTCTTCGCGATGCCGCCGATCTGTTCGAAAAGCGGAACGCTGATTACGGTGGAAACTACATGGAGTTTGGCACCGTTATGGACGCCATGCTCCCCAATGGTATCCAGATGTCCAAGCCGAACGACTATCGTCGGCTGATCCTGTTCGCCCATCTGGTGACTAAGCTGACCCGGTATGCTCGGTCGCTACATCGCGGCGGCCATGCCGACAGTCTGGCTGACCTGGCCGTCTACGCGATGATGACCATGGAGACTGACGCACTGTCAACCGAGAGCATTCAGGACATCCGGCCGGCACCAGTGTGGAACACAACGGTGTCCGACGAATCCGCCAAGAACATCCTACTCGCTCGAAGCAAGAACATGGATGCTTTCCTCGGAAAGCACACCAAGTGGGCTGACTTCGACACGATGTTTGGGGTGATGAAAACCATCAACAGCATCTTCATTCAGCACCCGCTCAGCGAGGAAGAGCTGAGAGTCATCGCCGTCTACCATTGGGAAACGATCACTCGCGACACCATCACCGACACGATCGCGTTCGCTCCGGCACCACCCCCGGAAGACCCGCCCGAAGCTCGACGGAGCGACGAGTGGGAGAACAACCGGGGGGCTGAGCAGGCTCGGTTGTCTCGCCGCCTCGCCCGCAGCGTTCCGCGGTTCTGATCCAGATGGCTGGCCGAACACTTTCCGTTGAAGGTCAGCTGCAGATGTTCATGCCGAAGTCCCTGTGGGTGCCCCCCACAGGGAACCTTCCGGACCTTCGTGGTTTGGAAATCGGTCTAGACACTGAAACAAAAGATGGTGGTCTGGATAAAGAGAAAGGTCCAGGCTGGGTCTACAATGATGGCTACCTTCTCGGTGTTTCCGTTGCTTGGAACAACCAATCAATCTATGTGCCAATTCGGCACCCCGACACTGAAAACCGTGAGTTAGGTTCGGTCATATGCTGGGTCGAAGACCTTCTACGGAACAATCGTGTTGTGTTCTTCAACATTATGTACGACATGGGTTGGCTTCTCGCTGAAGGCTGCAAAGTGTGGCCGGAAAAAGCTGATGACGCTGGCACCATGGCTCGTCTCCTTGACGAAGATTGGCCGACCTACAACCTTGACGACTGCTGCGCGAGGGAAGGTTTCCCTGGAAAAGATGAGAGACTGCTAGACGATGCAGCCGCCGCCTTCGGTATTGTCAAACGTGATGGCAGCATCAAGCATGGCCTCTGGAAAATCCCAGCCCGCTACGTTGGACCCTACGCCGAGCAAGACGCGGTGGCGACGCTGCAGTTGGGTCGCCACCTACGCAACAAGATCCAGGACGAACATCTAGAGCAATCCTACAAGACTGAGATGGCTTTGGTTCCTGTTCTCCACAAAATGAGGGAACGTGGCATACGGATATCCACGAAAGCCGGCGAGAAAGCCAGAGCTGATATCCGTGTCATGACCCAGGAAGAACTTAAGAAGATCAAAAACCCCTGGCGTCGAACTACAACAATTGACGATCTCCGATCTCCGACGTCCCTGGCTCAGATCTTTGATCTTGAAGGTATATCGTATCCTAGAACACTGAAGACCAGGCAACCATCTTTCACGAAAGAGTGGCTAGAAAGCAACAACAGCGATTTAGCAGGGTATGTCCGTAAAGCCAGACAGCTTGAGGACCTCGGTGAAAAATTCATAGGAAACTACATTCTCGGCTTTGAACATCGTGGCCGCATCCACGCCGAGATTAAACAACTCGGCGCCAAAACTACAAGGTTCTCATACGCAAACCCACCCCTTCAGCAGATGCCATCCAGAGACCCTGAACTGGCCCCGATCATTCGTGGGTTGTTCTACCCAGAAGATGGTGAGATTTGGGGGGCACCTGACTACAGCCAGCAAGAACCCAGACTGTCTGTCCACTACGCACACGTTAGTGCCAAACATGCACAAAAGTTGGGTATCCGCATGGACGGGACCGAAGACGCGATAGCCTATTATCGCGACAAAGGTCCAGATGCTGACTTTCATCAAATGGTTGCCGAAATGACCGGCAAACCACGACGTGTAGCCAAAGACATCAACCTTGGCCTGTTCTACCGAATGGGGATCGAGAAGTTGGCGCGATCTCTCGGAATATCGGTGGCCGACGGCGAAATTCTGATGGAAGATTACCACGGTCGTGTCCCTTGGGTCCGTGGCCTTGCTCAGTTTTGCGAGCGACGTGCCAAAGACTTCGGCTTCATCAGGATGATTGACGGCACCCGCCGTCACTTCAATCTGTGGCAGCCGAAGAAAGGTCGTGAGTCAGGGAGCTTCGCTCGTTGGGAGCAGGCTCTTGCCCGTTGGCCAAACCAACCACTGGAACGAGCCTTTGCCTATCAGGCGATGAACGGTTTGATCCAGGGGAGCGCTGCCCGCCAGACAAAGATGGCGATGGTCGAGTGCTACAAGGTTGGCTACATTCCTTTGGTCCAGATGCACGACGAACTGGACTTTTCATTCGGGAGGTATAAAGATGCGCTAGAAGTTAACGAGATCATGACGAACGTTGTCAAACTCCATGTGCCAGTCCGTGTTGATCTGGAGTTTGGCACCAATTGGGGTAATGCCAAAAAGACCTGGGATCAGGTCATTGCAATGAAAGAAGCCGCATGAAAATCGTGTCTCTGTCTCACGTCCACGCTGGCGAATCTACCGACTCGTATGTCCTGGTGGTCAACCGAGACGATCGCCCGGTGGACGTCATCCTGAACCTGATCAACAGTCTACTGTGGTCCGAGCCGCCGGACTTTCTGGCTGACGTCCGTGAATTTCACAAGAAGTTCAACCAGTCGTACGACGGCCCGCCGCGTGCGATGCCGCTGGACGAAGCTCAGTTTCGTGGTAAGTTCCAGATCGAGGAAGCGACCGAGCTGGCCGACGCTATCGAAGCCAACAACCAGGAGCAGATCCTGGACGCCGAGGTCGACAGCATTTACGTCGCCGTCGGGACTGCCGATAAGCACGGCCACGATCTTTACGAAGCGTGGCGCCGTGTCCACGCCCACAACATGATGAAGGAACCCGCCCCCGACGGCACCTTCAAGATCACGAAACCCCCCGGCTGGGTTCCTGCCGATTTGTCAGATCTGGTGGGTCCGCCCCGTGTCGAGGAGCCTCCGACCGAGAAAGAGAAAGAGCCCAAGAAGAAGTGACCAAACGGAAAAGCGACAATGGGCTGCGGGGTCTGTTCAAGAGCTGGCTCCCAGATATTCATTGGCAGGCAATTGAGTCCGGGGGTGTTGGTGCCGGCATCCCTGACTCGAATGGTTGCTTTGATGGGGTTGAGTTCTGGATCGAATACAAGGCGACCAGCGCATGGGCCGTTGGCCTGAGCGCTGAGCAAGTTGGTTGGATCCACAAAAGGAGCCGAGCCGGTGGTCGTGTTTGGGTCGCTGTTCGCAAACAGCATGACGCTGGCCCGAGAAGGGGAGAGGCCACTGACGAGCTGTGGTTGGTCCCTGGACTCTACGTCCGCGAGCTTTGTGACAGGGGTCTGCTGCTCCCGCCACATTGTGTCGCTGGCCGCTGGTTTGATGGCCCAGGAAACTGGGCCTGGGGTTCGGTGCTGAACCGGTTACGGGAACACCCGAATAACTTCGGCCAGCCGCCTCTTCTATAGGCACCAGCCGTTCTACGGGCGATAGGGTAGGCTAGGGTCGGCCAAACCTATCGCCCGCCTGCGACGACTGTAGCGGCTGCTGCGCTGCCTGAATGCCAACCCCCTACACCTTACATATATGCCGCCATAGGCACCATGAAAAATGTTGGGCCAAAGCCAAGATTTCTCTTTGGCTTTTTGCCATCCTGGCGTAGAAAAGCTCTACCGGCGGGGTTGGCCCGCTGGGTAGGCTCCCGCCAGGAGGCATCCAAATGTTCGACATCTCCACCGTTTCCAAGTCCGTCGTTGTCGGTCTGATCCGTCAGGCTCACGAGCTGTCAGACCTCAAGGCTCCGGCCGCTTCCACCCTTCAGCGCCTGTCGGTGGCGGTTCTGTCCGAGCGCCTCCAGGGTCTCCTGGCCGACGACTCTTTGGTCATCACGGTCACCGACGACCAGCCCGAGGTCCGCCTGGCGGCCGACGTGGCCAAGGAAATCGCTGCGAAGGTGGCTGCCGAGGAGAAGAAGGCCGCGAGGAAGGCTGAAGGTGTGCGCGCTGGCCGCAAACCGAAGTTCAGCGATGACATGATCATCACTCGTGTCACGGTCAAGAACCCCCGCCGTGAGGGGTCGGGTGGTAACGCTCGGTTCGACTGTTTCAAGACCGGCCAGACGGTCGCTGAGTTTGTGGCCGGTGTCGTCGCCCTGGGCTACAGCTCCAGCCGTGCCCACCGCACCCTGCGGTACGCCGCGAGCGAAGGTCACGTGAACGTCGACGAGGCCAAGAAGGGCTGAAGATTTCTCTTTCACGGGTCTGGAGGATCCGCTAGAAAAATCTGGCCGGTGGGGCAGTCCCACCGGCTACTCTCTCCCGCCAGGATGTTTTCATGTCCGAGACCAACGTTCCCGAGTCCATCGTCCGTCGCCTTCAGAAACTGTTGGCGCTCGCCAACGACTCGCGTGGCAACGAAAATGAGGCAGCTGCCGCCGCTGCCAAGGCCCAGGCGCTCATGGCCGAATACAACCTGAGCATGGCAAGCCTCGGGACCAACAACCAAGAACCCTCGTCTGACCGGGTCAAGGATCCGGCGACCATCGCCGCCGCTCAGGACTGGCAGGTCGTGCTCATGTCGTCGATTGCCCGAAACAACTTTGTCCGACACTGGACCGTGACGGTCTACGACAAGCGGGCCGACGGCAAAGGCAAGGTGCGCCACCGTCGTCGCCACGCTCTGTTGGGTCGCAAGATCAACGTGCAAATGGTCGTGCAGACATACGAGTATCTTCTCCAGGCGATGGACCGTGTGTGTCCGTTCGAAGATCGCCGGAACCGGTCGGCCATCAGTTGGTTCGCCGGCTGCGCCGACCGGCTGTCCGAGCGGCTGGACGCCAAGCGTCGCGAGATGGAGGCCCAGTCACGCACTGACCGGATGGATGCTCGTCGGGGCAACGGAACGGACCTGGTCCTGTCCGACGTGTTTTCCAGTGAGGAAGATCTGAACAACGATTTCTATTTCGGTTACGAACCGGGCACCACTGCCCGTCGCCGGAAAGAGCGCGAGGAGCAGGACCGGATCCGTGCGGAGGAATACCGGCGGGAACGAGAGGAATACATCGCGAAGCATAGGGCTACGGTCGTCGTGCAGGAGGATGTGAAGCCGAAGACCGAGAAAGAGCTGGAGAAAGAGCGTCGGGCTGAGGAACGCTGGCGCGCAACCTATCAGCGTCGCCAGGAGCGGGAGGCCGCCAAGATCGACCACCACGCCTACCATGCAGGGTCGTTCGCCGGTCGCGACATCGGGCTGGACGATCAGATCGAACAGACCAAGGCTCGGGCCAAGATTTCTGGCTGAAGGTCCAGATTTCTCTTTCACGCCAACCAGAACTCCCCTACAAGTGGTCTACCGGCGGGGCGGTCCCGCCGGGTAGGCTCCCGCCAGGAGATTCTCATGTCCGTCTCTTCCCGCGAAATGAACGCTGCCATCAAGAAGGAATTCAAGACTCGTCCCGGCTATGTCCGCGTGTCTTGCTCCATGGTCGGCTCCTTCCCCTGCGTTGGCTTTCATGGCGATATCTCGGTCAAGCTGGCCTACGACATCGCCCGATGGGTCGAAGAGAATTTCCCTGGCTTCGTCAAGCCCTTTGGCCAGAACACCAGCCACCACATCAACGCCAACATGGACGGCAACACCATCATCAACTGGTTCTGACCAACGGGGGTGGCTCCGGCCACCCCTCCCCTTCCCGCCAGGAGGCACTGATGACCACGATGAACGATCCGACGACGATCCGCGAATTCACGACCGCTGGTCGTGCCCTGCTGACCCTGCAGTCCGCCAAGACCGGCAACCGATACACCTATCAGGTAACACGGGCCAAGGACGTGGGCGACCGGTTCTTCGTCTCCCTGCTGTCCGGTCCCAACAACACCAGCGACTATGTCTACATCGGGACGATGGACGGCACCGCGTTCCGCACGACCAAGAAATCCGCTCTGACCAACGACGCCCAGCCCGTTGCAGCCTTCCGCTTCCTCTGTGAGCGGGTCTTGACCAACGCCGCACCCCCGGCTTCGCTCGGGCTGGAGGTCCGCCATGAGGGTCGCTGCGGCCGCTGCAAGAGGACCCTGACCGTTCCCGAGTCGATTGACCGGGGGATTGGGCCGGAGTGCATGGACAAGATGTTCGGAAACTGAGTTTCAAACGAGGAGGCTGTCATGTCGAATGCTGCAACCCAAATCGCCGTTCGCCGCCTGGGTCGTCGCACAGTCCGTGCGTGCGAGTCACGGGGCATTGTGTTCCTCAGCATGTCGTGCGCCGGTGGTGGCGACGACAACGACCTCACCAACCCGATCCCGCTTTACGTTGTCAGCGACAACGGGACCGGTCGTGTGTGGACCGCTGACAGCGTGAAGGCTGCGGCCAACCGTGCGGGAGGCCGGCGACACTGATCTGAAGATTTCCTGCCTTCGGCCGAAGATTGTTCTTTCATCCGAAGGAAAGCTCCCCTACAAAGGCTCTACCGGCGGGGTGGTCCCGCCGGTCCTCTCATTAATCTGAAGGAAACACGACGATGGCTCACGAACTGTCAATCCGCGAAGGCGGCAAGGTCGAGATGGCCTATGTGGAAGGTGTCCAGCCCTGGCACGGTCTCGGCACCCCGATCGCCAAGGGTGCCACCATCGACGAATGGGTCATGGCCGCTGGGATGGAATGGAACATCAACTCCTCGCCGATCGAGTATGCCTTTGGTGATGAGATGATCAGCATCAACGATCGTCGCGTGTTGCACCGTTCTGACACCGGTGCCGCGCTCGGTGTGGTGTCCAAGGACTACAAGGAAGTCCAGCCTCGCGAGACGGTCGAGTTCTTCCGCGATCTGATCGAAGCAGTCGGTCTGGAGATGGTCACGGCTGGCACGCTCTTCGGCGGCAAGCGGTTCTGGGCGACCGCCTACATCGGCGAGGACGCGCTGCTCGACAACCGCGACCCGGTCCGGGGGTATCTGTTGATCAGCACCAGTGCCGACGGCAGCCTCGCGACGACTGCCCGGTTCACGTCGGTCCGCGTGGTCTGCAACAACACCCTGCGGATGGCCCACTCGGATAATCAGCCGAGCGTCCGGATCGTCCATTCCAAGGCTTTCAACCCGGCCGAGGTGAAGAAGACCCTGGGTGTTGCGCCCAAGTCGTTCGAAACGTTCATGGACAGCATGCGGAAGCTGGCCCGCCACGAGATCACTGGCGACCGGGCGATGACCCTGACGACCGAGCTTCTGGACACGGACAGCGGTCCGGTTCACAAGAAGATCCTGGAGCTGTTCAACGGCGACGCGATTGGGCACGATCTACCAGGATTTGCCGACACGACCTGGGGCTGGCTCAACTCGGTGACCGAGTTTGTCGACCACGAGCGGCGGGGCAAGAGCGATAGCCATCGTCTGAGCAGCTCGCTCTTTGGTCGGGGCGACGCGATGAAGGTCCGCGCTCTGGAGCTGGCCCTGGAGGAGGTCGGCTGACGAGAAGGCTGGCGGGGGTTCGCCCTCGCCGACCGCTTTAGCTTAACCGTAGGCCGCTCGGCCTAGTCTAGAGGGGCTGTATTAAGGTCGTGAACGTCTTCAAATCTAACACCGATCTCTGAAGATTGCTCTTTCACACACGATCTTTACCGCCTAGAGTATCCGAGTTACGTTCTCCCGCCAGGAGGCTCCCATGTCAGGTCTCTATCCTCAGCTCCGAAACATCTGCCGCCAACTCGAGTTGTTTGTCGTTGGCGAACTTCCGCCAGACCAGTATGTTGACCAGCGACTCGCTGTCGTTGCTCAGTGGCATTCTCCACAGGATCTTCAGTGTGCTGAAAATATCCTGTTGTATCTCCCACTAGGAGCCACCAACATTCTCGTCGCGCACCCTGATTGGGAGTTGTTGACAGACGACTATCCGTTGTGTCTTCTGGAAATTCTCGGAACGTTGCTCGATGGTGAATTTCTCAACGCGAGGACTGTGGTGTGAACAACAAAGTGATGACGCTTCGTGACTTGGCAGTCATGATCGATGAGATCTTGACTATCTACCGACTCCCACTCCGACAGGCCAGCCGGATCAAGGCCACCGACCATCAGGTCATGATCGACGTATTTGTCGCAAACCCCAACCAGGGTGACGTGGTTATCATGGAGTCAGCGGCCGCCAGATTGGGCAACCGGTTCAACTGGAAATGGTGGGTGCTTGTCAGGGACAAGCAAAACAAGATCACCATCATCATGAACAACAGCGGTCCGCCCGCCCACGAAGGAACGTTGCCGCTATGACACGTCCTCTGAAAAGCACGATGTTCGCCCGCGGTGTGGAGCTGCTGGAAAAGTTCTGCAACGCCAACAATCTCGTGATGCCAGCAATCAAAAAGGTCGCCAGCGAAAACTGGCGGTTCGGCCGAACCTGCGCCTATTACCGGCCAACCACCATCACGATCTGTGAAAGCCTCTGTGCATCAGCGTCTCACGGCAAGCCGTTGTGGTCGTGGCCTGGGTATGTGATCGACCGGACCCCATACGGGGTCCTCGCCCATGAGCTGGGCCACCATGCGGACTGCGCAACCGGCACACAGGCCGGACCTTACTGGAGCACATACGCCACCGACATTCGTCAGGCGTCGCGTGAAGAACGCCTGACAAACTACTGCCCCAATGACGCGGAGTGGTTTGCCGAAATGTTTCGGCTGTTCATCACCAACCCGTCACTTCTCGCCGCCCTCCGCCCCCGGACCCATGATCGTCTCCGCAAGACCTGGGTTCCCGTCGTCGCTGACGGGTGGGAGAAAGTCCTCGGTGACGCCCCCGAGTGGATCCAGGACCAGGCCCACAGGAAGGTCCGGGGGTTTGTGGCGGGTCAGACCTTGTTGAGGGTGTGAGCTATGGGCTGGACCAAGTGGTTTTTGTCCGTTAGGGGCGAAGACTTTGACGAATGGATCAAGAGGCTCTGGCCCGAAGCCAAGATCATTGTCGAAACTGGTGCAGGAGAAACATACGGAGAACCAGGCGACAAGACTGCCCATATCGGTCCCGACATGCAGGCTGATGTGGTAGGCGTTCACAACAAGGGCGAAGCATCAGCCGAGCTCTACATCTACTGGCTTTGAAAGGTTCCGCCAATGCGTAAACTCACTGTCAATGACATCGAGATCTTCTACCCTGATGGGGTGTCTGTCATCATCTCGACACATCCCAATACGGACCGTGTGAAGGTCCTTGTCCAAGAGGCACACGTGAAGGCGCCCAAGCCACCACGGGCACCGGTCCCTTTCCCGCCCTCGCCGATGATCCAAGAAGGATTGCCCTTGGCGATCCCGACACAGGGCATCGTCCCTCTTCCACCGAATGTCGCGTGGAAAGCTCGTGGCAAGGTGTCGGCTGAGACGTATCAGCAATACACCACCCAGATTTGGGACAAACTTCTGCCGTTGGGCACCCGCAAATCCTACCCTGAGTTGACGCGCGGGTTCAACTGCAACAAGCTGACCCTGAGCTACGTCCTGCGTGCTCTGTGCATCAAGGGCCATCTCCGGTTGGAGAAGGGTCCACAGAAAGGTCGTGGCCTGTACTCGATCAACGGGTCACAGGTCTTCACGTTCTCCTGATGATCAACAACTATCTGGAGATCCTCGGGGTTCGCCCCGAGGATTGGTGCGCTTGGGTGCGGCAGCTGTATCCGAACGCAACAGTGGTCCGTATGTTGCGAGGAGAAAACTACGCACCGATCGGGACATGGCTTGCGTCCATTGAACTGAATGGCACATGGAGGGTGGTCGGGTTCAGAACGCCAGACGATACAGAAGCATTGGTTTATCTAGATCTTCTTTCACCGACGAGTTCAAGGCGCTACAATACCGTCCAGATGCAGGACTTTGACAAGAAGGAGGCCTGACCTGTGTGGTTCCTGGTTGTTTTTATCTGTCGGCTAGGCTCTTGTGAAGTCGCTGATCAGAAGACCTGGTTCACCAATGCGTTCGCCTGCAACGAAGCTCGGACCACCCTCATCGATTGGCGCGGCCGCAAGTTCAAAGACATAGAGTGGAACGAGGCTGTTTGTGTTTACGACACACGTGACCCAAGGATCGTTGACCCCAAAGACCTTGGGCGGTTGACCGGTTGGCCAAAGACAAGAAGGTAACATGTTCTTCCTCTACGAAACCGTTGTCGGTGAGAAAGACAAAGACTATCTGTCATTGCTCACAGACCGGCAGGTCAAGCATCTTTGGCTATGTGTCAAAACCATGTGGCCTGTGTTCGTGTATGGGGTGTGGCCTCCTGGTGACGCTGAAGACCTATACAAGCAGTGCCGAAAAGCGAAGCTGGATCGTGCGAAACTGATCCTGTCGTTATCTGGCCGATCTGATGAACTTTCAGTGTCTATCGTCAAAGTTCTTGTGGGGCGCAACATCTACCGGTGGCGTAGGCAGTCTGATCTCAGACCAAGACCTGGTAAATTGAAACAAAAACACGGTCGGCCCAGGATATACGGGCCAGTCTCTGATCCCCGTATCATTGTTTCAATTTCACCAAATCCATACAAGATGTTCAACGTCTCCTACCACGATTATGCCAAGATGCAGACTGGAAAAACAGTCGATCAGTGCTTTCAAGAAGGTCTAACCCGCCGTATGTATCGTCGTGCAATCAGGGCGGGCTGGTTGGTGCTGGAGGCGCCGACTAAGTCACTCACCTGGAATGAGGAAGAAGAATGACCGCCCTTATACCGACCAGACCACCGAGGAAACACCAGCAGGATGCCTTGAAGAAGGCATACGGGATGTCCAGTTTCTTCTACCAGATGGAGATGGGCACTGGAAAGTCCAAAGTTGCCATTGACGAGCTGTTGCAGCTGTATCTTGACGGCAAGATCCAACGAGCGTTGATCGTCGCAGGCAAAGGGTCCTACGCCGACTGGTTGGCCAAGCACCTGCCGGAAAATGTTCCTGACTATATCTCGGTCGTTGCCCATCAGTGGGAAGGTGGCGGGTCGGTCGAGGAGAAGAAGGGTCTGCACCGACTTGTCAATGGTCCGGGTGGTCTCAGGATCTTGGTCATGAACGTGGAAGCGTTCGGTATGAAGTCCAAAGCCAGTGTGGTGGCCGAGAACTTTGTCAAGAACGCCCCGTGTGCTGTCATCTGTGACGAGAGCACCAAAATCAAGAACATCGACGCCGATCGGACGATGGTAATGGTCCGTATCGGCCGGCACGCTGTGGTTCGACGGGCAATGACCGGGTCAGCCGTGACTAAGTCCCCTCTGGATCTTTGGGGTCAGATGGCGTTCTTGGGTCTGTCATCAGTGTTGGGGTCCAACTATCATACATTTCGGGCACGTTACTGTGTGATGAAACGGATCGGGTTCAACCAGAAGGTGTTCAGAAACGGTCAGGAGCAGACCGTCAAACGCAACGTCGACAAGGTCATCGGCTACCGAGACATCCCAAGGCTGGAGCGTCTTGTGGAGCCGTATCGGTTCCGAGTCCTCAAAGAGGATTGTCTGGATCTTCCACCGAAGATCTACATGCGAAGACTAGTGGCACTCACTGATGAACAGAAATCCCTCTATCGTCAGATGGCGAAGTTCGCCACGGTAGAATTCGACAACGGTGGGTTCGCCTCCACATCACACGCGATGACCAAGGTGATGCGACTCACCGAGATCGCCAGAGGCTACATCACCGAAGACGACGGGACTATCCGTCACCTGAAAAACAACCGACTTGCAGCCGTCGATGACATCATCAACGACTCGTCTGGCAAAACCGCCTTCTGGTGTGCCCGTAGACCAGAAGTTGACGCCCTGGTCTGGCATTTCCGAGAGAACCACCCCGAGCTGAAAGTGGTCGAATACCACGGCGGAACACCCCCGGACGAGCGGGCCAAGGCTGTCGCCGAGTTTGAGTATGGAGACGCTGATATCTGGATCAGCACATCAGCAGCTGCTTATGGACTGACCTTGATTTCGTGCAACCAAGTTGTCTACTACGGAAATTCGTTTGATCTGGAGCATCGTGTCCAGAGCGAAGACCGTTTCCACCGCATGGGTCAGAAGCGATCCGTCACCTACACAGACATCATCGCCCACGGAACAGTTGAAGAACGTATCCTCAAGGCGCTCATTGCCAAGAAGAACGTGTCAGATATGGTGATGGGTGACGGTGTCAGAAGCTGGCTCGCCGACCCCTAGCCGGGGGCTAGGGCGGCGGGAGGGGCTTACCCCGACCTACCCCCTCGGCCCTAGCTCTAGAACGACTGTAGCGGTCGTTCTAGCCGGCTGGGTGGGTAGGCTCAGCCTTTAGGCGGGGTCGGGGTAGTCACAGCGTCAGCGAGTTTGCTCTGCAGTTCGGCGCTGGTTTGATCTTTGGCCTGCGAGCTTCTGCTGCTGCCGAAGAAGAAACTGATCACCATACCGGCCAGTCCGGTCACACCGCCCACCACCTGACTGATGGTCTCAGCCGAACCGTAGTTGAAAACGGCGACCACGGTGCCAGCGAACACCAGCATCGTGACCGTGGCGATGATGGTTTGTGGTGTAAGTAACGGATCCTTGTTCACAGATGTTCGCTCCCATGCTCGGGCCAAGTGACTGAAGGCATCCGCGGCAACGGCTGCCCAAGAGAACTGATGAACCCGGTCATCACGTCGTCCCGGAGCCGAAAGATCGGGATGACAGCTTCCAACCTTTCGCATCGTTCCTCCAATTGTGCCATTCTTGTTTCACATTCTGTGCGGTGCCGCTCCAGGTTCGCGATCAGTGTCGCGGTTGCCTGGTCTGTGACCCGCCGTATGTCCACAGACTGCTCACGGCGACTGGCTTGTCGAGCGCTGAACCAATTCAGCAACGAAACGATACCAGCGATACCACCAGCAGCAGTCACTGCACCGATGACGGTGTCTCCCAATGACCCCACGACCCCGACCTTTTTGCGAAGAGTTGACCAAAGATCCGCCGGTTGCTCAACACGCTCGATGATAGCAATGTTAGACATAGGCCGACTCCTGGTGAAAATACCCCACATTCCCTTGAAAAGATTATACTGAAGAAGACCCAAGAGTTAACGCAGAGCATATTGACGACAAGCTGAAACTTTAGGTTTCGGCTGACGACCCCAACAATCGGCAGCACTGATAGAGCCAACAACCACACAGTAGGGACCCAGTAACGGCCATTCTGTGATATGCTGGAGAAGAACACCGCACTGGACTCAAACGGTTGTTGTCGAAACAACACACCAAGAGTGAGCCACAGTGCAGCCACAATAGTGAGCAGCTCGCTCCGTTGGTTTGAGTTCATTATGAATTTTGCCAACGAGCGAATTGACATGACAAATCCTTACTGGCGCGGAGTTTGACGCTGCTCGGTGAGCTTCTTCTCCAGATCAGCGACCCGAGCTTCCAGCTCGGTAATCTTGTTCTTTGACTCAGCACCCCATTGAGTCACAGCCTGGGCGACGTTGCTACACTCAGTCCGAGCTTGGGGGTTGACGACCCCGAGCTTGCCCTGGACCAGGACGCATTCCCGGAGTGCGTCGACAACGTCCACGACTTGGTCACGAGTTTGTCCAGGGTAGGCGATGATGTTCAGAGCGTGACCAAGGACCGGCCGCGGGATGATGACAAAGTCCACCGACGCAGGGGCCGGGGGTGTTTGCGCGTGAACGGTCAACGGCAGAAACAGTGTGGCGATGGCGAGGATGTAGCGAAACACACGATGTCCTTTCAGTATGCAGGGATGTAGCGAGTGACACCAGAAGCGTTCTGAACAGTGAACCACTCCTGGACCGTGGTGTGGGAACCAGTTGGTCCCACGCTGGTCATCGTGGTTGCGACTGAACCATTCGCGGTCCATGCACCAGTCCGACCAAACTTCGGAAGACCTGTAGCCGAGGAAAACAGGATAGCGGTGCCCTGAGACGCACCCGACGCGTTAAACTGTTCGACAAACCAATCGTTACCAGTGTTCAGGCCCATCTGCCCACGCAGGACTGCTCCTGCGTTTTCTTCATAATACGTGATGAGCTTACGCTGTGATGTTGCACCGTATAGCTGGTGTTCAGCGAAGCTCAGGCCGTTGCCCGTGGTCCCCAGACCTTTGATCCAGAGTCCACCACCAACGTTGGTGTCACCACCACTGGTCTGCAGATTGAGTGTAGGGGAAGTTGGCCACGTGATGTTGACAGTCCACCCGGCACCTGATCCACCATCCACTGTGACAGGATTAGACGGGGCGGACCCAGATTGGTATGAAGGCATAACAAGTGGGCTGAACGTGGTGACCGCACCAGTCGATGCGTTCACACCAGTGACCTTCAACACACCACCCAACGCGAACCCAATATCAAGATTGGGATAGTAGTTGTTGGATACAGTCCCAACACCGCCGCCACCACCAGATGCCAACGTCACAGCCGTTGCTGTCTTACCGACACCTGTGTCAATGGTCAAACCGTTTCCATCAGCGCTGATCTTGTAACCACCAATGTAGTGGGTGCCGTCGTAGCCGATGATGTTACCGGGCGACCGCCACGCAGCGCCTGTGCTCGTGAAGGAGACCCTTTGGAAGTCTACCCCATACTTGGCTAGATTAGCGGTCAGAACGCCTGTACGACCGTTGCCGCCGAGTGTTTGCTGAAGCCCAGCGCCGATCAGCGTGGAGTCCTTGTGCCAAGACCACGAAGCATCGTAGCCGGACAACCCACCAAACACCAACCCGTTGTTGAACAAGCCAGCGTCACCACTGTAGGGTTGGGCCCCAAACAACATAAACGCACTGTTCAACGTGCCAGGAGCACTATCTTCCCCCAAACGGATCAGTGAGGCCATCAATTTGATGTCCACAGATGCACCTGAAACCGGAGTCCCCAACACCATCGTTTCAGTGCCAGCACCTGTTACCGACGGAGTGATTGTCAGCGAGGCAAGATGCGTGAACCAGTAGATGGTCAATGTGTTGGTGGTTGCGCTTGCTGAGACTTTCGCGTTGACCAACGCAGCGTTAGCGTTGATCGCGGCCTGCAGACTATTGGCCATCTGGGACGTATTTTGCCCGGTCCCAACAACCCACGAAACAGTGACAGGAGACCCAGCGATATCGGCTGAAGTGAACTGGATAGAGAGTGTGTCACCTGCTGTCGCAGTTCCCCCCAACGTGATGGTGTTGGAGCTGGCGTATACAGCAAGGTTCACTTCACCAAGAGCGTTACCCAAACGCCACCATGTAGCACCCGGTTGAAACAAAAGCTGGGGGTTGGTCCCATAGAAAGAACCGGCCGACAGAGCGTTGCTTCCTGTGCCACCCGCGTTGTATGCGGTCGTTCCCCACAAATCAGCGACCGTGTGTTGTTGATTAATCGTGCCTGTGAAAGGATCGTTGGTAGCACTCGTGTGTGTGAGCGTCGCACGAAGAACACCCTTGCTGCCTTTCGCGGCACCACCCCAATTGTGGTTGAGCGTCAAGATGGGTGAAGACCCACCCGTATCTGCTGTGTCAGATGCAACACCCATTGTGTAGGGATTAAACATCGTTCCAGTCGCTGCTGTGCCCGACCAGTTGGAGTTCCACGTCACGATGCGAGGCGCCGCGATGTTGTATGCCATCGAGCCAAACACCGTCACAGTCCCGGTGGCAGTCCCGTTGACTGTCACCGACGTAGATGTAGACGACACGACGGAATACGTCCCGTTATACCCTGAAGGAGTTACACCCGTCAACGTGACCGTAGACGCAGCAGGAATGATTGTCGGTTGTGCTGGATACGTGATAGTGATCGTCGAACCGTTTCCAGTGATCGCTGTCGGAGTGGCACTCCCGCTCAATGCATACGACCCACCTGTAGACCGCTGGGTAGAAAACGTCAGGCGGTTTACTGCCTGAATGTCATTTGGTGCTGATCCAAACAGGAAATTGCCATTACTGTTGGATGTGACCACAAACCCGTTACCCAGACCTGACGTGCTGGCACCCATGGAAATTGACGTGCCAGCACCAACGGTCCGTATCGTCATGTTCTGCCCACTCGGCGTGCTGATAACACCGTTGGACAAAGTGATGGGTGCAGCCGTGCCGTTTGATGCGACAACGTTGTCAGTGAACGTTCCGATACCAGTCACGCCCAACGTGCCACCGACCGTCGTAGCACCACCTGCAGACTGCAGCTGAAGATTTGGTTGGGCGGTCCAGGTGTAGTTCAACGAAACACCAGACTCACCAATGGACGCGTGCGAACCCCCGGTCATCGCGATCGGGTTTGCAGGCGGCGAGGCGCTATAGGCCTCCCGACCTGGAACAAACGACGCACGAGTTACGTTACCAGAACCATCGACAGTGTCGACAACTGCGATTTCGCCCATTGGACCATACAAATACTGGCCAACGATGAAGCCACTAACAGATGAAGCCACCCCCGAAACAGCTGCTTTCTGACGGATCGAATTGACAGTGATACCGCCAGACACAGGATTGAAAACAAGAGGACCAGCCGATAGACCACCAGTGTCTTCAACAGAAAAGCTGCCAGCAGTGAACGGCGAACCCGAAAACTTCACCCGACGCAGATCGACACCATAGGCTGCAAGATTGTTACGGGTCACTGCGTTGTATTGCGAAGGCACACCAATCAGTGTCGCAGATGGGTCCATACCCATGGCCGCGATCTTGCGTCCAAAGCTGATACCGTATTTCCAGCCCGGAACGTTCAGGCCACCAGCGATCGCGTAGGCGGCGTCATCTCCCACACCCTGAACAGCGTCAAGATCAGTCAGCACCATCAGGCTGCCGATCTTATGAACCATACTGGACCCCGCCTGTGCAGCGATGTCCATTTCCTGTCCGACGAGTCCGATCCAGTTGGTTGCGGCAGGACCAAGAATAGCTTGTGGATACAACGCATACAGCGTTCCACGGCCATTGTTGTCATCGAGACCAGTGCCACCATCATTGGCAGTTGCCAAAGATTGGAAGGTGCCAGCGATGAAGTGACCACCGAGAGGACCACCGGCCACATGAGCATTGGTCGGACCAACTTGGCTCATGAGAGAAGCGAAACCGATACGACCGCCCTTGATCGCCCCAGTAACATTGTGGGCAATACGGAGTGCGTTTGGCGCGGTCGTCAGGTTGCTTGCGTCCATCGTATCGCCGTTGATGGCGATGTAGTTGTAGGCAGCAAGACCGCTGGCTGGTGTGCCGGACGGGTTGTAGCTTTCGTAGATCCCAGCGAACCCCAACGGAGCAGTGCTACCCGTCCAGTTACGTGCGATCGCCGTGCCCCCGGATGTGGTCACCTGGAGGCGCGGGGCGATGGCCCGGTCAACAAGTGACACAGCATCGGTCAGTGTCAGAGCACCAGCTGACGTCGTGAGATTGGCACCAACCGTCAGAGTGGAGATCGGGCCAAGACCGAGATTGGACCGAAACGTTGTGGTGTTCGGAATGTCAGCGCCATTCGCACCACGAGCCAGTCCGGGGGGTGGGGTGGACTGGCCAGTCGCGAGCTGCGGGAACACCAACAGGAGCGGAAGAAGCAAACGGATAATGGTAGTGAGTCGCATGTTGGTGTCCTCAGATCAGATGATCAGATCAGTTCGGATACATAGTGCGGTATTTCAGGACAACCAACCCAGGCTGTCCACCACCGCCCGTGGCGTTAGAGCCACCACCACATCCGCCACCGCCACCCCAGCCTTTGTTCCAGGTGGGTGTCCCACAGTTGGCGCCAGCAGCGGTCCCGTCTTTGCCGCGACCAAACCAGGAGGAACCGCCCCCACCACCAGCACCGTTACCAGAGCCTGCCAGGGCGCGACCGCCTAGAGGGTAATACGCCCCGCCGTTACCGGCTACACCGGCTGTAGGACCTCCTCCGCCGCCCACACCGCCGTCGTAGACGTAACCTCCCCACACACTACCGGTTGCGGCCCAAGCAGCGGCCAAAGATGCGCTCGCACCACTCGCTGCCCCACCAGGACCACCAGATCCGTTGAGATTGAACGGGGACGCAGAGGACGCACCACCAACACCAGCCGCCCCGGCTGCACCACCAAACCCACCCCACGCAGTGTAGGTCATGAGATTGAGCATACCAGTGATGGTTGTGTTACCACCGTTTCCGCCGTTACTACCGACAGCCGCTGCCACACCACCAGTTCCGATGGTGCCGGACAACGTGCTGCCAGGCGTAACGTCCAACGGCATGTTCGCGTAGCACACACCAGCAGTGCCGCCGGCACCACCAGCTGTGGCTGCCGAAGCTTGTCCGCTGCCACCTGCACCACCCGCGCCACACAACGCGGCAAGGTTGACTGACCGAACATCACTCGGGAGGACTTGAGACCATGCGCCAGGGGTCTGGAATACCTTCATCACTTCGACGAGGGTTCCGGACGGCGCAATCTGTTGAGCCGACCCCGAGAAACTCAGACTGACTGCAAGAGCCAGCCCAAGAATGAACTTACGGATGTTCATTGTGCCACCACCACATATGTGTCAGAGGCTGTCGCCGAAGCAACAGAGATTTCGTTGGTCAGCACAACCTGACCGCTGGTGCACGAGAACGTGCTGTTCGGAGTCAACTTGAACGAGGTCGTCGCCAATCCCGACCCTGGAGCCCCAACAAAGATTGAGAGAACTCCCGCACCAGTGTATTGGATCAGACAACCGTTTCGTGTGGTCGACGATGCCAAGGCGCTGGTGAACGTGTTTGGTGTGCCAGACGTTGTGCCCGCCACAGCCGCCGATGCAGCGACACGCGTCACAGGGGTCACTGGGATCTGGTTGGTGCTGCTGACAGGAACAGCCTTGCCGGCACCGTTCAGAGTGTGAATGACCGTGGACGTAACGAAATTCCCGGTCGGTGTGACATATTCAACGTATGTCGCACCAATGGCAACACCGATCCCCAAAAAGAGTGTGAGCCAGAGCCCACCAAGCAGTTTCTTCATGGCTCAGCTCCCTGCGCCGTTGATGTTGATGGTGCCTGTGTCACTGATACCAGTGACAGCAGTGGTCGGTGCAGGCGAGAACGTGAAGCACCCACCATAGGCAGCAGCCACGACCCCAGAACCAGAGACAGCAGTCCCACCGCTCGGGTTCATCCAGAGATTACCAGCTTGCGACGGACCAGTGCAGACGGTCAGCGTGTGGGCGGCCACCCCCGCCGCTGCAATCGTCACTGACGAGGCGCCGACTGAGCTAACGAGTAGTGGTGTCGCCACGTATGCGGCCTGACCTGCGGCGACTGGTAACGGGTTGCTGACCGACACAGGAACAGCAACGTTTCCAGACGTGACCCATCCCGAGACATACGCCTGGAGAGTCTTCCCGTTGCTGCTGGAAAACTCCATTGGGACGGCCAACGCGACCACCGGGAGAAGCATCCAAGAAACCCAAGAAAGGACCCGTTTCACACGAGTATTCATGTCGCCTCTCCTGACAAAAACGCGGTATTGCTGGAAGTCAGCGTGAAAGGTCCAGTTACACTGAAGAACAGGACCGCACCATTGTTCATCTGCAAGGGTGGATCAAACTGTTTGTCGATCGCCGCACCGTTGCTGGCACTGAAATACCAGACCTTTTTCGGGGCGATCGCACCATCGGCTTGGACGCTGTTGGCATCAACCAACATAACGTATCCAGTGAGTGTCGGTAGTGCCTGGATCCCATACAAGGAGCATGCACCAGACTTGATGATCAACGAACTTGCCAACGATGGAGTCGCCGAAACAGGAACAGCAGCGAGACGCATTGGAACAGGGTTTGCCGTCGACACAGCAACACCACCGACTTCCAAAGAAGATCGGATGGCGTATGAACCGTCGACGTTCTGGTCTGCACGAACATTGAACGGAGCGCGGTTGCCATCGAGCGCCGGAAGAGTGGTTGCTGTCATTTCAGGTCCCTCAGAAAGCGAGCGCGATGTTGCCGCTTGTAAGTTGTTGGCTTTCGATCAAAGACATGCCGTCCAAGTCCCAGATGACTACTGGACTGAACCCAGGAAACTGTGGTGATGCAGAATAGCTGATCTTGGACTCGTTCCCCAACTGAAGCTGTATGACATAGCTCCAGATTTGGTCATCCGACCCAGTGATGTTCACGAGAACACGATAGAGGCGACCCGCCGCACCCCCGGAAATGTTCATCATGACAGACGAACCGGAAACGTAAACATTCTCGATCGTCAGCTCGCCAGTGCCATATGGCGAAGATTGGACTGAAGCCGCCGTGATGTATGGGTTGCCTGCATCAGCCAGAACGTTGGCGAAGTCCACGGTGTAGATGAGGCTTCTCTGTTTGTTGTCCACAGGCCAGCGGATGGGTGGCGACCACCACCACTGACCTTGGCTTGTAGGAACAACAACCGTGCGGGTCAGAGAAGACATCTATTCCCCACTACGTGACTGAAACGATAAGCGGAGAACCATCCAAAGAACCAGAAACAACCACGACACCAGCAACAGTGTCCAGTTGAACCTGCCCCGTAACGGTTCGATCCGCCACCGAAGAGATGAAGACCTTCGCACCAACAACCCCTGGGACGCTCAAAGAGGCTTGTATCAACTCGCCTTTGAGAACGCCAACCGGGGGTGAATGGCCGAGGATCTGCTCGAAATACGGGATGCCCTTCGTCGTGTTGTACCAGAGTTCGCCGGCGAAGAGCCTCATTGCTGAGGCTGCATCTTGGGCAATCGCGTAGGGATCAGACGCAACGGCGATGTCGCCAGCTGCGTCTTTACACAAATCCCAAAGCGTCTGGTCCAACAGCAACGTGTTCACGTGTCAGTCCACCGTCGCGGAGGGTTCAGGCAGAACGTCGCCGACGCCCAGCTCGATTGAGTCCAGGGAAGAGGAGTATGCCAACAGCGCAGCGGCCAGTGTCATGAACTCCTTCGGGTCCTTGGTGTAGAATGGGTCTGCATCGATCCGAGCGAATCCAAAACCTTCAGGTGTCGTCGTGGCCGGCAGCGACTTGAACATCGTGATGTAGCTCGCGACGGACGACACACGAGCAACGTGTGAGATCGTGACCGCATACTTTCCGTTGCGTTCGACCACGGATTTGGAGGCAATTTGCAGCCCCTCCTGTCGGGCTACAGCCGCCAGGGAAGCGGGGGTCGGCGGGGGTGGGGGCGGCGGGTCAATCGCCGTGGGCAGCCCCTCAGGGCCGGCCACGATACGCTTACCGCGTGCCTGGGCGCCGAGTAGGGCGTTGTATTCCTCCAGGTTCATCGGGACCGCGTCAATGGGTATGTCCAAGTTGACATCGGTGTGATAGAACCCGTTGGTGCTGGCTGCGTAGTAATACATGTCAATACCCTATTGCTATGAACTGAGCACTCATGAACTGGAAAGCGGTTCGGCAACTGAGACCGCCGGCAATGTGACTTGTGTCGATTGCTCCACAATACCAGGCAATCTCTTGGTTACCAGCACCAGTGACATCATCAGCAGTCACAACACAACTGAGAACACCATTGGGGAATGTCAAAGGCAAATTGATCACAACATTGACCGTTTCGGCGATGCCGTTCCCATCCAACGCACCAGTTGTTCCCGACCATTGCCCCCACTGGATAATCATACCACCTGGCATTCTTGCCCAACCAGTGCCGGTCAGAGAAGAAGAATAGACATAGAACGGAACCCAGCCCGCGCCGCCAGTATCGGGGTCAGTGGTGTTGTTATTGACAGTTGACATCCAATACTTACCATCAGTGGTATTGGATGAAACCATCGCGTTCTTCGGGTAGCCATTCGCTGCCTGGGAGAGAGACAACGACCACGGCAACGGATAAAACGCACCAGGGTAGACTGGCTGCCAGTTGGCCGGTCCCGGCGAAGCATCGGGGTTGGTCGTATTGCTGTTCGCAGTGCTGATCCACTGAAGTCGGTTGCGTGTAGACGATTGCACAACAGCGTTGATCGGATAACCGCCATCAGCGGAAACAAGATTGGTGTCCCAAATCAACGGATGGTAAACATGGTCACGAACAGCGTCCCAGTTCGCACCGCCCGTTTCTGGGTTAGTCGTGTTGTTGTCTGCCTGGTTGACCCACAGAATACCAGCGTAGGTCGTAGACGCCAACGTCGCGTATTTTGGGTATCCACTGATGGACGTGCTGAACGAACTATTCCACTGAGAAACAGCCCCTGCCTGCTGACGCTGGTTCCACCTGGTGATTTGGTTCAAGATACCGTTCATATCCTGACCAAATGGTGGGACACCACCGGCTGCAACTGGGTCAAAGTTCAGCGGCGGAAACCCGTCAGTCAATGACGCAGCACCGTTTTGGATACCGATCTGAGAGTTAGTCGGGATCGGGCGTATATACGCCCCACCTGCTCCATACGCCCAGGGGATCGGGAACCGAGGAGGGAGTGTCGCGTTGTCCATTAGATCACCGCCACCGAAACAGCAACACCAGTTGAGACTGGCAGAACACCAGAGTTTGTTACGATTGCGACCTCCACTGGTGTCAAAGGAAACTCGAACGTGTAGGTCATGGTCATATCGTTTCCATCCACAACGTAACAGTTTCCACGACCAGGGAATAGATACAGCAACAACTGGTTCAGAACAGGAATGCACCCATCGCAGATGTTGGCCAAAGCCTTGGCAATGATAAGGGTCCTGAACCCATCATCAGACAAGACATAGTTCTGGGTAGTGGTTTGTCCTGAGTAATACGGGGACTGATTAAACGGGTCAGCACTGACGTTCGTCGCCTCATCGAACCCGAAGTATTTGTTGACAGCAATGCTGAGTGTTCGACCGACACCAACAATGCGACCCCAAACATCCAGACCCCAACCGACCGCAGTGTCCACGTTCCAGACTTGGTTGTAGAAATCGTCTAGGTTGTGGCGAGCGTCGATATACGTGTTGAGGTTGTGGATGATCTGCACCAGAGTCGGCGCAGTAGAATACTGGGAGATGATGGTTTCATCAACGTTCAACATCAGGCCAGCACCAAACGAATGTTGTCAGCCGATAACACAGGAACGTGAGCAACTCCGATAACCACACTATCAAGTCCAGGCAGAACCGTAGTCATGGACTCACTGCCAATGGTTTGAGGGATGTTGATATTGTAGGTTCCGGTCCCTCCAGCACCAGTCCCGAGACTGATGATGCGAACACCAACGGGGATACCAGCTCCAAAGATCGTTTGACCAACGGCGAGTGTGCCAGACCCAACAGCCGT